GATAATGCCATTTACTGGGCTCAGTGCGCTCTCGTCCCCATGCGCATCAGCCCAAGCCGTTTGCACAAACATTGCTTGTGCCGTTCCACTCCCAACTCCCGATGTAATAAGTGGCATCGCTGGTTTAGGCAAAGGATTGTAGACTATCCCGATTCCGGACATGAAAACCATCTCGCATGCATCGCTGGCGGCCTGCTGATACTCGGTCCACTTGCCGTGGAACCGTGTATTGAGCTGCACGTTGTACGCCTCGGCGAAGAACCGCGACAGCGAATCGAGGCACAGCCATCGCGTTAGAGTAGGCGTGACAACGACTGTCGACAGACCCAGCAAACGCCGGTTCAACCACTGCGGATCTGATGCTCCGGCGCTGATTAGCCAGAGCATCAGCCGGTCGCTGATGGCGCTAAGGGACAGGTTGATCTTAGTATCCACATCAATCCCGTGCGATGAAGCAATCTGCACCAACGAGCTTTCAAATGTCAGAAGATCGTTCAGCGTGACGATGTCTGCATCCGTAAAAAGAGCCATTAGACGCCTACTTTCTTTTCTTCAAAGAATCAACGCACTCCGTCTTGACGGTCTGGCTCTGCAAATCCGAGTCAGTGATAATCGCCACTTGAACACGCCGGGCCAGCTCCGCTTTTTCCAGCGATTTCTTCATCTCTGCCTGGCGCTCCCAGTACTGTTCTTGTTCGGCCTCACTAGCCAGGACGGCGCATCCTTCGACGATCATTCTGGCGGCAAGTGTCCGCGAGACTTCAGAGACTAAACCGGCTTTCCCGCCATCTGGCGTATCCAAACTCACCAGTAATGGATATGGCTCAGTCAAAACAGCTTCGACCTCGCGGATTTTTCGATAATATTGCCTTACGTCCATGCTTCACCTCCTGAATAAAAAGGGAGCCTGCATCTACAAGCTCCCCGATAACTGAATTGTTAAAACTAACTAGCTGTTTACCTGGACTGCGAAATTATTTCGCAGCACGCCGCAGCCATACAGCACGTCGACCGTGAACTGCTGGGAGAGCGTATTGGGTTGATAGCTCATGACCACGCGAATGCCGAAGTTACCCATCTCGGCGTGCTCGGCAACGGCTCCGGTTCCCGGAAGAGGTTGCGGCAGCCGGCGGACCACTAACCCGATAGCGTCCCGCGTGAATGCCAGGTTGTGGACGTTCGGCGAAGCGGCGCCTGTGACAGCAACGAATTGAGAGCGGAAGATAAAAAAATCTTTCATCTTCCCGACGTTACCTTCCACTAAGGCTTTGAGGCCAGCCTCGCCGGCGGAGTAATATTCGCTGAACCTGGGAATCTGCCGGATCTGCGAGTATGTATTGGAATCGACCACCAGATACTTAGAAGCGCTCGACGGCACCATGGCCGAGAACAATGCAGTTTCGGCGGAATCAATGGTTGCTTCGGTCACTGAGGTGCCCGCCGTGCCCACCGGGGTATTTGCCGTGAACTGACTGTAAAGCCCCAAAAGATCGCGTTCCACTCGCTCCGAAATGGCAATCACCGCCGGCTGCATATAAGCCTTCAATAGACCGGGAAATGCCAATGCTTTCGTGACGTCCGGAATTTGGAACGTCGCTTCCGCATGAGTATTCAAAACAATCTGAGCGTTGCCCAGATTGGGATTTTGCGGTGTGACGGTTCCGCCCTCCGCAATATTATTCGCCACGAGCGTGGGTGGAATCGGTACATTCACTGTGTCTCCCGCATGCGCGAGCACAGGCTCGTAGTCGCGATTCACCAAGTTACCCATGATGAGATTGCCCATAAGCGCCGGCAATGCTTCGGCTGCAACAAGTTTTACGATCGCATTTGCCAGATTGGTAGAAGTAATTGTTGACATAAGTCTCCTAAATAAAAGTCACGAAATCAAAGCGCGCCCTCAGTGTTTCAGGGCGTGTTGATCGTGCTCTGTGTGAATTGTTAATTTATATGCGCAAAGAGCCTAAGTCCCGTCTCGAGCTGCCGCGCGACTGTTCGTCGCGCCACAGACTCACCGGTTCCATGTCCCTCGCGCGTCCTACTAATCGAAATTGCCGGTAACTATGTGCCCCGAAGTGCTTGAGCCGCCAGACGGGATACTTCCTGTCGTACTCGGTCGAGATCCTCTTTGCTCATTCCCGGTCTGATCTTCTCGATCTCAATGCCGCCGCCCCCCGATTCAGCCTTCCGTGATGGAGCATGCGCCCCGCTTCCGCCAGCGATTCTCGCCGGAAGAAGCTCTGGGTTCTCTTGTACGAAGCCCGTGACGTAATCTTCGAGCGACTTACCTTCGGAACCTTTGGCCTGGAGGCGGCCGTCTTCTGCTCGCACGATGTCGTCTTTAATCGCGCGAAATGCGAGGTCTATCTTCGTCACCCCCAACCTCTGCAGCTCAGTACGAATCTGAGAGTTTTTGTCGGCTTCTTCCGCCGCGGTGCGTGCTTTTCGGTTTTCTTCGATAAGGTGGTTAACTCGCGTCTCTAAGCCTTCCCGCCGCTTTCGTTCTTCGTGGAGCTCCGCCTTATAAGCTGGTTCACTTTTGCGGCGCTCATTTCGAACGAACTCTTCTATGGTCTGACGCACTACGTCCCGAATATCTAGGTTACCGGCGGGCTCGCTTTCCATCGGCAAGGCCTCGCCTTTTGTGTCAATGTGATCTGCCATTATCTCCTCTCCACTACCTGCACTATTTGTGCTTCGATTTCACGTGCGATCTGGTCCTTTATCTCTTGCCGGGTATCACTCAAGTACTTCAACGCGAGTCTCTGGTAAATCTGCTGCCTGAGCGTGGGGGAATCGATCCCCAATTGCAAAAGGTTTGTCGCGTTCTGTAATTCCAGTCCGAAGTCGCTGATATCCACTTCATCCAGCCCGGATACAGATATATCTACGTCGTCTTTACGCGCATCGCTGACTGCACTTAGCACTCGACGAATGCAGTCTTTCACTGCGCCACCATACGCGCGCAGCACTTCTTGCGTAATCGTAAAATCGAGCTGTTTGCTGAGTGCTGATTGTGCATGCCCGCCCGTCATTTCTCCTGAAGCTTGCGATAAGTAACAAACTCGATAAATCTCTTCTTTCAGCGTTTCGAGATTGGCAGCAGCTATCTGATACACTTTGCCGTCAGGCTCTGTCCAACCGAATTTGTCTTGTGGGCCTAATTGGATGTAATAGCTTTCTCCCACGATTTGGTTCCATTCGCGGTCCGAATAGATTACGGGCATCGCGAAAAGACCCATTGTTATAGCCCAGCCAAGTGCATTTGACTTGTTAAAATGCTCCAGCTGAAGATGCGCAGCCTTGTTCATCAGCCAAAGCCCTTCGCTAACCTGCAGGGTCACGACAGGGACACGGGTCTGCCGTGCTAAAGCGTGCGCTCCATGTGCGATCAGCTCGATTCTTTTGGGTTCATTCGGTTGTTCCGCTAACCGGTAGGTGCGATACTCCGTTTTGTCGTAGTAATACCAGTAAGTTTCCTCTTCTGGCCCCGGCGAGTTGATCGTGGGTTGTCTTCGAACGCGTTGTCTAAATACAATCCAGTCGTACTCACCTCGTTCATCCGTGCTCCAGTTAATAAGCTCTTCGGCCTGGTATCGAATGAGGAACGCCCGAGAAAGCCCGGCTGCGTCTTCTTCGGCGCGGTTGGTAGGACGCACGCTCGCGCGGGGAAAATCGATCAAAATGTGGCTGCGCCCGGCAACTATTGTCTCGATCAAGCACTGTCGGAAGAAATTGGAGAGCGTGGCGCCACGTCGATCGCAGTCACCGCTGAGTTGCGCGAAGAAACTCTGGCTGGCCGTCGTACCGCCGTGAAATTGCAGACTCGGTTCGCGCCGGAACAGAGTCGACGCGTACCAATCCACAATCGAGCCTATGTAGTTCTCGTAAAACACTCTCTGCAGGCGTTCGCCATAGACATCCAGCGGCTCTTTTTGACGCCGCAACAGATATTCTGCCGCTCGGTGTTTAAATTCATGGCCGCCCGCGTACAGGTCGCGATACATCCGCCACATGAATTTCTGGCGTTTGAAGTCTGGATGTTCTCGATCGATCTCAATCATCTTGTTTATTCCTGCTCCCTTTAAAACAGGCGCTTATCCATCTCTCCCGCTGAGGCCTTCTCTCCGAAGAGCTCCCAAATTGCATACCCGAGTGCGTCCGAGGCATGTGTCCGTTTTGGATCCCGCACTTTGTCGATGATTCCGGAGCCCGGTTTGAACATCACTTCTTCGAAATCTTTGATCAGCTCGTGGCATCGCTCGTTCACCTCCAGGCGCACTTCACCAAGCGCATTCGTAAGCAGCGCGTTTACCTTATGAACTCGGTTCAGCACCGGCGGGTTCTTGGTGGGAACACGTATCTTGACGTTCCGCAATCCTGCCCGATACAGGAAGCCCTGAAGCATGGTGTAATCTGTCGTCCCCGTCGTGTGCATGTTTCTCCCGCTCGCGTCGCCAAAGACCTCCAAACCCGCGGCATGGCCTCTATATCTGTTCTCGAATTCCTGGCACGCTTCCTCTGTCGTTGCGCGTTCCAGCACAATCTCATCAATTACAACCAGCCGTCCGTGGTCCCGCTGGAGAAGCACCGAAGTCATGGGCGCCACATTGAAATCCAATGCCCAAAGCAACGATTTGTGCGGATCATACCCGTGCTGAACCAGGTGAACTGCCCTACTGAAACAGTGATAGACCCGATCAACCCGGCTGTTCAGGTACTCTCCCAAAACCTCCTGGCGATAGAACTTCGGGTCATAGCTGCTCTCCAGCCGTTCGTAATAATCCGGAGTACTCGCCAACACGAACCGGTTTTCGAACGGCTTCGCGCGCACGCATCCATAACCGGAGACCGGCTTCTGAATGAACCGCTTATAGAGCCAATCGTGCCCTTGCGGCGTCCAGACGCCGAATCCGCAAAGCTTTTCGGCCCTCGGATCACGCAACCGCGCCTCGAGCCTCAGCCACGCTTCTTCGCGCGTATAAGAAAGCTCGTCGATCCCAAACCACGCCAGGTTCGTCCCTCGCATTCTCTCTGGCTCATCTAATGAGCGCAGGAGCACGGTGCTTGAGGGAGCCTTCAGGATCAGCTCTCCATCCGACTTCCGAAGATCGTAATCAATGTCCTGAACGTCCATCAGCCCGAATAGGCTCGCCAGGCTCGCATCGCGCAGCATGGCCATAGTCGGTGCCGCGAAAACTCCCTGCAGGCCTCGGTTCAAATAGCATTCCCGCAGTACCTCGAAGCACAGCGCAGCGCTTTTCCCCGACCCAACCGGTCCTGAGAATCCTTTGAATCGTGCGGTTAGCGCGTGAAACTCAGCCTGGGAGGACAGCAGTTCGTGAGTCCAACATAATTCCTCCTTCAACGCCCAGCCGCGCTCCCCTTCGCCTGCCGCGGTCCAGTTCATCCCGCACACGAAGCTACACCGCGAGGAGTCTTGAAAAATTAAAAATCTAAGGCCAAGCTATAGGAATCAAGGCAGATAAGTTTTTCAGTGAATTTGTCACCGACTCGCAAAACGGCCGCTGCTGTAATTCGATCGTGACGAGAGAGGAAGGTTAAGTTGGTTGGCTTAGAAAGCGCC